TTCATTCTTTCCAGAATTCCTGTCTGCTCACGGATCGACCCCTGTGCCAACCCTCTCGGATACCGCGTTCTTTACCTAGCCTATACGCATCAATTGCAACAAGGGTCATGCTAAACATCAAACCAATTAAACAAATCAAAAGAAGCTTGTCTGTGTTGTTCATTATTTAACCGCCCTCAAACGCGGATAGTGACCATTCATCTCAAAATATTCTTGTAAGGTAACTGCGCTCTTATATTCATTGCAATCTGTGCACACATGCGTAATCGTCATATCGAAACCGCAATAGCAGCAGTAATAGTTCTCAACCTTAGGTGCTCCATAGATCTCGATGGTTGCCATTATGCTGACACCGCCTCAAGAGCGTAATCGGTAACAATGACAAATGATTCCATAGCTTCGTCATATGACTCCTGGAAAGCAATCTCACGCTGCATAAGGAATGTGCGAGCTAAGATCAATTCAGCGCGGGTCTCAAACCAATAAGCCCATTGGTAATCAAATGAAATTCCATCAACAAAGCGATCTGCCTGGATCTCCCAGTCATAGCCATTCCATTGCATCTTGATGCTTGATAGCATTTCGAAATCTTCTTCTGTAATAAACATTTTGCGCCCTATCGTTCTGTGCTAGTGCCCTTCACTAGCTACAGGAATACGGTCTCACGCCTGGATAGGCTGGTCAAGCATATTTTGATAACGAAACGATAACGATTATCGAGCGCGTCCGTAACGCTTTCCATGCACCAGAAAGGTGCCATCCTTTTCGATATAAATAAGGTCTACTTGAACGTTCTTGCCGTTCTCTGTCACAATGGCGAAGGCTTGCTGCCAATTGGGGCTAGAAACGTATTTAGCGGCCTTTACGTTCATTGCATGTCCTACCTCAACTCCATGCAGAACGCGCCTCACAGAGCCGTTGTAGGCCTCAGAAACGGCACTCCTGCCCGCACGATGCGTGTGCCCCATAATTACGGAAACACCCATACGCTTAGCCTGGTTCAAAGCCGACATTCCAGGGTTAGGATTAAGAGATCCCAGATCGCCATGAATGGCTACCCAACCTTTAGCTATAGGCATAGGCTCTTTCCAATACTTGATGCCCAACTCGTCAAGCTTTAAAAACTTCTCAAGCTTCAATTCTGGCAATGACATGAAGGCAGGTATCTTCTTCATAATCACGTTATATAGGCGATCACAATGGTTACTGCGAACCATGTGCGCTTCCTTGACATGCTGAGTTAGTTCCCATAGCACATCAACTGTGCGATCTCTATCAGCTGCAAGGGTCTGCTCGTACCAGCCAGGCTGATTCTCATGCCAACGGCTGATTTGAGGTAGGTCAATTTCATCGCCAATGGTTAAAACGGCGTCTGGTCTAAATGATTTAATAAAAGCTGCTAGGTTCTTGACTACATGTGAATCCTCATAAGGACACTGTAAGTCTGGAATTACTACCGTTCGCTTAGTAGTCATCATCCTCATCTTCGTAATTGCCGAACTTCTCTGGATCGACAGGATCAGGCAAGATCCATCTTGGATAAGAAGGCACGTCCGTAATCATGAATAAAGTAATGCCCTCTGAGAATCCAGCACGGCGAAGTGATTTGTAATACTCATGCAAGGCTATGCAATATGCGTCAAGCTTTGAGTAGCCTTGATCCTCTAATTCTTTAGTTGGTTTTCTTGCCATAGGATAATTGTCACTTCTGCAAGATGGCTAGGATGGTATCGACACGCCCTCTAAGCTCTGCAATCTCATCACGCATAGAGGAACCAGAATTAGGCTTGAGTTCGTTTAGGTAATGCTTTACTAACCAGCGCACTGAGCCGATAAATGAGCCAATAACGGTCGTAGCAGCAACAGCAAGAGCCGCCGTGTCCTGCGCAGTCATTACTTTTTAGGTGTGGCATAACCAAAGACGCCTGATAGGACAGCCCATAGGACTGCTCGATAGTCAAGTTCAAAGTTGCTAGAAGCCCATGCAGCTAGAAACGCACCAGCGGCAAGGACGGCAGGATTCTTCATGTTCTTCATTATTCTCCACCTAACATAGATATTTGATAAAAAGCCCCATCATTATCAGCTTCTTTTTTAAAGCTGAAATGTGCGTGCTTAACATGTTTGTTCGCGCCCTTGTATGTTCGCCATTTCCAATTGAGGATTCTTGAACAGATCCTGCCATCGAAAATGATGTAACTAATACGTTTTTCTGTTTTAGACTTGCAAGCGAATCGAAGTTGATCAACAAGATCGCCCATGATGTCTGGTTCTGATCCTGGAAATAACCCACGCGATACATCGATGGCACGAACCCATCCTTGAGCATCTGGACAATGATCAGACTTGCCAGCACGCATGTGCCTTGCATCCGCGATCCATCCGTCTGATAGGCGAGACCTATCTGGGAACGAGTCATCGATTTGCTCCCTTAATTGAACAGCGGCCTTAGAAAGTCGTGGCTTCATTAAAGACCAAGTGCAGCCTTTAGGTCATCAATTGAGATTCCAGCATTGGCTAGTTTCTCATCAATTGAAGGTGTTGGAATAGAAGCAATACGAGCAGCCTGAGCTTTAGCATCTTCCTCAAATTGCTTAATCTCTGCTGGTGTCATTTCAATTTCTGTAACTTCGCCTGTCGCAATATTGTGTTCTAGTCTTTTCATCATCCACCCCATACTGTGTAAGTGCCACCTGTTAAAGTTGATCCACTCAACCAAGTCAGCGATGTAATCTGTGCATCTGGTAAATACATGCCATTGTTCACGCAAAATGCTTTAGCACTAGATGAGTTTAGATACCAGCATTTAGATTGTAATAAAGTTTTTCCAGCCGCTTTTGCATTTGTCACAACTAAGAAATAGTTAAGGGCACCTGTGCCATTTCCAAAATCTCCTCGGTTACCATAATAAGCATCCGTAGGAGCACTCGCTGTGCTGAAATCATAGTTTGTTGTACCACCTGTTTGATCGACTGAGCTGTTGACATAATTATTTCCGCTGTCACCATTAAAACGAGCATACACATTTCGATTGAAGCTGCTCCATGTTGGGTTATTTATCTGCACCACTATAGTATCTTGCGTAATTCCTGAAATTGTAAGATTAGCACCTGACAAAGTGCCAGATGCAATCTGTGTCAAAGTCAAATTTCCCCCCGCAGCCGCTGCCCATTTCATTCCTGTGGCAGCTGTTGAATCAGCTGTAAGGACTTGATTATTTGAGCCAATTGCAAGGCGTGAAACTGTATCGGCTGCCGTTGCAGCAATGAGATCACCTTTAGCATCCACAATTGTCTTAGGCACCATTGTTGCCATTGTTGTATCAATGGCGTTGCCTAGCGTGCGAATGGCAAGTGCGCCATTTTTTACTAAATCCGTGTTATCGGGTTCTGGCCAGTTATATATAGGACTCGTTGCCATTTAAGATAGTGCTCCTGTCGCGTTATTCCAGATAAGTGTAGCATTTGTGGTTGCCCATGTTATAGTGCTAGGGACTACTGTGTCCCATTGTGTCGTTGATAATGAGAACTCTGTAGCTGAGATATACAAGGTCATATCCACAGTAGTAGGAGTCGCTCTCAATGCAACATTCTCTACAAAGCCATCAAATGTGCCACCTAGTAAATTGCTTGGCAAGTTGCTGATAAGCATAGGTTGGCCAAAATAAACTCCAATAAGACTGTCAAGCATTGCACTGCTGATATTAGGATCATCTAGGCGGAAAGTAATTGCACCCAATGAGGCCTTAGGCACCCGCCGAAGATTAAGCTCTCTAGCTGCAATATCGGTGATGTCTGCAAGGTTCTTAATGTTTGAATCGCTGGACTTTTCAAAGAGTCCATAAGAAGCTATAGAGTCTGCGTCAGAGGTGCTATAGGTTGAGGCGTATCCAGTGGCGTAGCGATAGATAAGGCTGTTACGGATGCGAGCAGTCTGAGTTGTTGAGGTGATGGAGCTTGGTGTTGCATATCCGCCATCGAGGAAAGTATAGCCATTTGTTGCAAGGTCGTTAGATCTGTGATCTGCGTCTGCATATGACACATCTCCATCTTTTTCTTCGTAGAGCTGGCCGAGTGCACTGTTAGCAATTTGATCTGCAAGAGTCTGGGACTTAGCAGAGGCACTGGCCGCAAGAGCGATCATCGTGTAGAAGCCTGAGTCAATTTCACCGATGTAGGACTCTGCATTATCCCATGTAGTTGTTGCTGGATATGTATCCCACGTCACAGTAGGAGTAACTTCTGCCCATGAAAGGTTGAGGGCTGATCCTAGAATTGCTGCGATCTGTGCGCCATCTAAGCCTTCTGCAAGTGCTGTGTTATAGATAGCCTTTGTAAGCTTAGCTAGTGACCCAATGCCTAGAATTGTGCCTGTTGTTATATACCCTGTTTCATCTGGACTTCTAACGCCAATGTTAAAGTCTGAAACCTCTCCACCAAATACTGTGACATAAGTGCCACCAGAATTTTTAAGTTCTAAGGTAATCGGCTCTGTGACATTGATAGTAAATTCTGCACCAGTAGTGTTAATGATCTCTACTCGGCAGTAACCTGCTGTGCATTGTTTGTCGATATCCAACCGACCAGAAGCATAGGAAACAGAGGTGACAGTCGTATAGACATCATCACCTACCGTCACTCGCCATTCTGGAGTCCAGGTCATACTGCGTACAATCCCCCTCTTAGAGTGCCACGACTTACTGCCTGAGTGATGACTTCATCAATAGCTTCTGCAATGGCATTGGGATCGCCGATGCCAGTATTGATGTTGTTGTTTATAGTAACACCTGCTGGAAGTTGATTACCTGTACCGCTAGTGCCTAAGCCAACGATTGAAGGCATAGAAGTATTAGGGTTTGCAACAGATGGAATAGATGCTCCAACAAAAGGCTTGTAACCGCCTAAAGCAGCCTGTTGGGCTTGGCTCAATGAGTTAAATGCAGAAGCTGCTGATCCAGCAAAATTAGTAAAGTACGTCTGCAAGGATGCAAGTTGCTCCTTAACTGACATGAAATTCCAGTTCTTGAAAATGTCATCAAGAGGCTTGATACCCTGGAGAGTGCTGACTAGCTTCTCAGTATTTTTTTGAGCAGTGTCAAGCATTTTGGTGTACTTTTCGATCTGATCGATATTCTCATTCTCAATAGCCTGCATAAGCTTTAAGCGGATGCGATCTTCTTCTGAGATCTTGCCCTTGAGTGCTGCCTCAATCTGAATCTTCTGTAAGTCAAAGATTGCCTTTGCCTTACTTAGTTTTATCAGATCCTGCTGTGACTTAATTAACTTCTTTTGCGCAGCTGCCTGTTCGTCTGCCAACTTCTTCGCAGCAGCAGCAGCCTTCATCTCAGCCTGGTTTCTTAGGTAAGTACCAGCTGGACTTGCGGATCGATTAGTTGAAACCTTGCGTTCTGTAGGAATGAAACCGAACTTGTAATCAACAGAGTTTAAAGCTTCTGAAAGGCTATCTGCTCCAGTAAGTAATCGAGTCAGTTTAGCAACGGTAGTGGAGAAGGTTTCAATCTTAGATGTTGCCTTATCTACATCTCCGCCTGAGAGATTGATAAAGCTATCAAGTAAGGCACCGCCTAGAACCTCTTGAGCGTTAGCGGCTGCAACTTTGAGCTTGTCTAACTTACCTGAGTATGTGTCGGCTGCCAGGGCTGCCTGACCCTTGCTGATCTTTGTAAGACGTGCTAAGACTTCCTCAAAAGATAGAGCGGCTAACTGCGCATTTGTTAAACCAAGATTATACTTCTTCAAACCTTTGAGGTTTCCGACTACGGCTTGAGATAGATCGTTAGCTGTAGTAACAACGCTCTCACCGCTTTGAGCTGATAGATCTAATGAAAGTTTTAGAAGTTCTTGCGACTTACGCCAATCTCCAGTGCTGGTGATCAGCTTCTGATAAGCAGGACGAAGCTCGTCATCAAGGACACCGAATTGCTTTTCTAAGTCCGAAATGAATGTCTTAATATCTGCATCGGCAAATGCAAGGCCTAAGTTATCTAAAGTCTTTGTGAGGGTACGAGCAGCCTTGTCATCTTGCGCAAATGCCTTAACAGCGTTCTTGCTGTAATTGACAAATGCCTGTGCACTGAAAGCAACACCGAATGAAGCTGCTAGATTCTTGACGCCTTTATTGAGTCGAGCTGCTGCGCGATCTGCATCGGTAAATGCTTTCTTACCTGTGAATTGCGCGGCAATGTCGATAATAATATTGCTCATGCTGACTCCCTAACGCTGCTCACTGTTGCTCTCTTATTTAGCTTATCTCGAGCTGTTTCAATAGCTCTAAAGATAGCCGCTGTCTGTTTTCCTTCATCTTCTTCCCAAGCACGATAAAGGACACGACCACGCATATCTTGACCGTCACGCTTGCGACCGTACAAAGCCCCTTGACGGCTTTTAAAAAATTCACTTGCCTCAGGGTTATTACTACGACTTTCAGCATTTTTGCCAGGATTACGTCCAGCAGTTTCATAAATTGATCCAGCCGCAGACATGCTTTTAACGCGAAACAAAGATCTGAAACCTTTACGGTTAGGCTTGCCATAACCAGTACGATACACAATGCCACGCTTGATTGTTGTTGCATCGTAAAGAGGAAACATACGCAAGCGACCTTCTGAGTTAAAGGTTCTAAACATAGAAGTCTTAGCTGTAATCTTGCGACCACTAGCATTTTCATTCCAGTTATATAAACCACCTGGTGCCACGTTAGGCACAAAGCCTCTTGCGTCACGCTGGATAACTTTGAGAGAAGCTGTGATCTCTTTAGTCAATTCAGCAGCAAGATCTGGTGCAAACTTATTTAAGGCTTTACGAAGCTCAATGACGCCCTTTGCTTCTACTGGCATCGTTGATCTCCTTTGTCTCGTCTTTAAGACCTTGCAGCAAGGCTTGAAGCATTACTGAGTCTAAATCTAATAACAGTTGTGGCGCGACACCCAACCTAATGCTCAAGCGAGCAATGAGGTAGGTGAATGGATAGTCGCGCTTTAAACTAAAGGGTCAGAGTCATTTACCTCTACGCTTTTTAGCGTACCGATAAAAGTTTCTAACCTTGCATCTACGGATTCACCGCTCCGCTTTGTAATCTCATGCGCCAACCAGTAGACCATCGATTGTTCCTCTCGTTCCCGAAAGGCTTTATGAAACCCAATCTTATAGTGCTGCTCAAATAGATATTCAATTAAAGGAGTTACTTCTCCTGTAATTTCTTTTCCATCTGTGAACGTGATCTTTAGTTGTGCCATTTGTTGCCCCTTTGTTTAGTTGTTTAGAATGTGCCTGTAGTTGCTACTGTGATTGCACCTGAGACCTGGAAAGTTAGGCTCTGGGTTCCTAGATCGCCGACGGCTCCGTTGATTGGAGTAATCGAATCTACCAAAATCAGCCCACTGTAAAATGGATTCGCTGCTGATCCCGATGATGACTTATCTAGTGCACACTTGAAATAAGCGTTAGTAGCAAACAATGTGTTCATCGTCTGTAAAACAGCAGATGTAGCATCATCGTTGATCAGATCCACCGTAATGGAATTGTTCTGGAGTCCAGCCACATAACGATGCCCTGTATCGCCCATAGCTGTAACTTCCAAGCTGTCTACTGATCTTGTCAATGTGAAATTTGTAACGTACGCGCTAAGATCGATTGAGGCTGGATCTGTAGTGCCTACCTTGAAGCCGACTTTATTTGTTAGGCCTTGTGCCATTCTTTATTCCTCATCTTTCTTAGTTGCTGGTTTCGCTGCTGGTGTTTCTTTAATCTGACCAATCTTAATCAAGAAAGCCAGATCTTCTGCTGTATGGTCAGACATTTTAACTCCAACTCGTTAGGATACTTACTGACATCTCGCAGCTTAACAAGTCTCCACTTGCTGCATTGAGAACGCTAGGTGCGCTGACTGCGCTTACATTGTACGTCAATCCTGAGACTGCAAGCTTGTTAAACACGGCAACTACGAAATCTTCAATGCCGTTCAAATTGCCCTGGTTATCAAATAATGGAGTCGTAATGATCAATTTAAAGTTGGCCAACGGACTAATGGAAATCTGAGAGTTATTGTTAGGAGTAAGGTACGGCGAATCTGGAGAGACAATTACAGAATTTGCAAGCACCGTCGATGGTGGAAAGGCAAATGTCTGGTAAAGAGAATTGTCTACTAGAGCGGTTGCTAAAGTAGTACGGAGTGTGGTTATCGCTGCTGTCACGATTATCCGATCATACTTGAAGGACTCAGCGCGTGAGCGAGCAATCCTCTGACCTTGCCGAGCAGCTGTGCTGACATACGGTAAGGCGAGGGCTGGTAATCGACCAAGTTAGAACCAGAAAGAGTTGCGGTTCTACTCTGCCAGATTTCCGTAGCTATCATGAGAGAAGCATTTTGCACAGCTTGATCAAGTGTCCAATCGACATATGTTTCAGCTGCGACTTGACCTAATGGTTGCACTGGATGGTAAATCGTAGGTGTGTTGTTATTGCCAGAGATGTTGTAAGTAATGGAATCTTCACCGACACCAGTGATGGTTTTAGATCCATTGTGCTTAGATCCGTTGCCAGTGATGACTACTGTCGAGGCATCGCAGACTGATTGAAGGGTAGCGTCATCGTACAAAGTGCCAACACCTAATGTGGAGCGAAGCTCTGCAACTGTTGTAAGTGACATCCCGATTCCTTTCTAAAGACTCTGGGGAGTAGAGGGCTACTACTCCCCAGAGCGACTTAGTTGCTAGTAATTACGCTACTGCGAAGCGACGTACACCCTTGCCAGACTTGCCAACGTAAATAGCGAGATAACCATAGAGATTTATCTCAATTTCTCCCGATGTCAAAACATTGACTCTTAGTTGTGTGGTAGGGCTTTCCCATGTGTATACAGATGCTGGTGCAACCAAGAAGGCTGAATCATCTGAGATACCTGATGCAGTGATGTTGTGATCAACGATCAAGTCAGTACCAAGAACTCCACCACGAACAGAAGTAGCGTTAGCAACTCCTGATGCATTGTATGTAGCACCTTGTGCTGAATATAGTGCGCGTCCAGTTGTATCAGCGTATCCTGCAATTGCTGCCCACTGATCTGTAGATGCAACAAGCTTGTTAGCGAAATCGCCACCAGTTCCCTTGTACGCAGCTGCACCTTCTACAGAAATAAATGACTGTAGTCCTGCTGCTGTTGTTGCTACATTTGTAGCAGCTGTACCGTTAGCAGTAAATGCTGCGATTAGTGCTGCATCTGTTGCCTTCTCGTACGCTTTACGAAGTTCTACCATCATCAATTCCATGAACTGAGGAGACGAGCGATCTACCAACTCGAAACTTACTCTCTGGAGGCCACTGAACTTCTCGACACTCACTGTGTCATAGCTTGAGGTCATCCCTGTTTCTGATGGTGCTGAACCTTCGTTTGTATCTGCAACTGTTGGTGCAACGTTTGGTGTACCAGCATTTGTGTAAAGACGTGGAACTGTGAAGGACATCCCTGACTCAGTTAGGGCATTTCTCGTCACTGCTTCAAATGCAGGGCGTCCTGTGAAGGTGTCAGTGATGAATGTGTTTAGGTGTGTTGGCAATGTTAGACCAGTATTTGTTGAAGTCGAATCATCTGCTGCACGAATTGTGCGGCGAGCTTCGTCATCACCAAGTGCTGCCTTGATGTTTGCTTCTAGGTATTGTGCTGATGTGATTGGTGCTACGCGCTCGCGCACGAATGTAGTTGCTGTCACCACTGGGCGAGCAGCTTCAACCGCTGCTGCTTCTACTGCTGGTGCTGCAACTGTCTCTGGAGTATTTTCCACAGCTGTCTCGCTTTCGGTTTCGGTTTCTGTTTCGGTCTCTACGATTGTCGTATTGATCGTCGTGGTTTTGGTGCTTGTACTTGTTGCAGCTTCAATATCTGATTCAGCTGCTACATCGATAACTTGAGCTGATTTAAATGCTGGCTCTGTTACCAATGAAACTTCAAAAAGACGCGCAGCAGATACATGCATAACGCCGCCTTTATTCTTTGACTTAATAACTTCAACACCTACTGACAGCCCGCTCTGTAGTCCTTCTTCTGCAAGGATAAGAGCCTCAGAACCACGGTTGCTGCGACTAATCTTAAAGCTTGCGTAAATTCCATCTTCTTGCGAAATGAAGCTGGTGGCCTTTCCTAAAGGTTGGCGCATATCGTGCTGATTAAGAAGCTTGATGGTCTTAGGATCATCTGGAAGTTGAATTGCATCGCGCTCGAACACGACTTTTCCTGCTGATGTATTTCCTACTTCGCCTGTGCCTGCTGGCACGATCTTGCCTGAGATAGTACGTTCTTCAACGTTAGCAGTAATCTCAGCAGAGAATGTCAAAATCTCATTCATGCGCTTTCCATTCCTTCGTTTCCATTAGGTGATAGATCTTCCATCTCCATCGCTTGTTCAACTGTAATGAGACCAAGTGATAGAAGTTTTTCTGTTACTAATAATCTTTCCATTGGATCAGTACGCAAGAATGATGAGTCCACGTCAAAGCGCACGGCGTTTGAACGATTGGTGATGTCATCCATGCTTAAACGATCCTGAATCGCATTGATGTAAGGAAGCAAGGTCATCGCATAAAATTGCTTGCGCTCGTCAAGAACGTTAGCGTAGGTCATGCTCTGATTAGCTTCGGCTGAAAGCATGTATGCAGGAACGTTCATCAATCTCGCAATTTCCGTACTGAGGAATTGCTGCGCAGAATCGTACATCATGTCTTTAGGTGAAAAAGCTGTAGGTTGATATTCAAGAGTACTTGTCAAGTATGCAGTTGCACGATTTTGACGTGCTTGCTTCCATGCAGCTAATAATCCTGCAACTTCTTTAGGATCTAAGTCGGCTCCTGAATTGCGAATCACTCCAGAGGGCATCGGTGTACTGGCTGCAATAACTGCTGCCTTGCGCAAATCGATTGCTGCCTGAATAGTTTCAGATCCGCGTTCTAAAATTCCTTCATCAAATCCCTGGAATGTAATCAAACTTCCTACGCCCCATTGAGGACGAGCTACACCATCAACATAGTATTGAATAATCTTTGTGTTATATAAATCAGTTTCAAATGTAACTTTGACATTAGGTACCCACTCGAATCGACGAGGACGCTGATCTTCCTCATATACCTCAGTGACTTCCCAATATGAAACGCCATACATGATGAGGCTATCAACTGTCCAGGCAAGAGTAACTGAACGAGGCTGATTGATTGATGGCTGATCAACCCATACAGGGTTTCCAATTTCTTCACCAGTAGACTTGCGATAAAGATTTAATGGAAGTCCTGCAATAACTCCAGCGATTAAATTGC